GGAAAGGGCCGCATCCAGGGCAACAAAAGCCTGGGGAATGGCAGCTTGACCATCAAGGCGACCAGAACATCTCAAGGCCGTTCTGTTATTACGGAATTTGAAATGACGTGAGGAATCCATGCTGAAATCCTGACGGAAACCAATATAATACCAAGTCCAGGTTCCAAGAACAAGATCGCCCGTTGAACCAAGAGCAGGAATCTTACCATCGGCCAAATACGCAGGTTTGCCCAGGATCGTCATATCATAACCCTTGGCAAGATCCTGATACATTTCCTGCAAGACAAGTTCCTTGGAGGAAGAAGTCACAGTCTGACCACGAAGGGCGGCACGTCCCTGTTTGGTGATAAACCAAACGGCATTACTATCGAAAACCGCTGGCATACGGGCCTCCATGTTCAAAACATCCTGCACTTCAATGGTATCGGCGGTCTGACGGAAAACACTCAGAATTGAGGGATCATTGAGAACACCAAGAGGTTGTTTGCCTCCGGTTCCCTGGATGAAAGACTTGTCAGTGTACCAGTACCATGCGGCCCTGAACAATCTGGTAAGATAATTGACCAAGTTGATCACTGAGTCATCCAAAAGGGTATTGGTGATTTCAGTATAACCGGCAAGTTCATGCACGATCATTTCGACCATGCCGAAAGTGGGTTCGGTCTCCGGTTTCTCACCACCTTCTTCTACCCATCCAAAAGTGACTCCAGCAAAGTTATCAAAACCCGCATCTTGCACATCGGGGTTCTGATTGAGCTTTGGAAACTGGATCTTCTCACCATTCATGGGCCACACGGTTGACCTTGCCCATACCAGCGTGTCTTCCGCATCATACATGATCATGATGTTACGGAATTCTTCCGGTACAAGGTAGCCACCTTCATCATCGATGGTCTCAGACATAAACTTGCTGACAACACCAGACTTCAGATACATGGCGAAGTCCTTGGCCCACTCAGTCATGTTCTCAGAGCATTGCACCCACGGATTGCTCTTGTTGTTAAGATTGATAATAGACCCTTGCGGAGTACTCATAATCCCACCGTCAATTTTCAAAGTGGGATTAGTTGTAAGGTACTTGTTTACATCCTTTGCCCGAAAGGGAATTTGAACATCCTCCTGCAAATCTTTGATCATTTGCTGAACGGTGTCCTTGACCATACCCGAAAACTCATCTCCTCCCAAAGCATCGGCAACTTGGCCTTTCAACAGTTTTACCAGTTCTTCTTTGCTAAGTTTCATTTGAAATATCCTCCTATGAAAAATTAAAATTAAATTTCGATTTTAAAAGAATCTCTTACTTCTTTTAACGTTTCCTTCAGCTTTTCACTAAACACAGATTTAACAGCGGCTTTAGCATTTTCCTTATCAAATAACAAATCATCACCCAATTCAATCATGTCATCGTCATTGGTTTTATCATTGTCAGGGGAAAGCAATGAATCATCCAATTCAATATCATCATTGGATTTTGAATCATGTTTATCATCGTCATCAGGAGCTAAATTATCATTGCTTTTATTATCCACTACATTTCCATCAGAATCAATGGTTTTTTCGTTAAGCAATGATTTAATTTCCAATAAGGCTCCAAGAATTTTCCCAACAGCATTTTCCATACCTTTTGAAATAGCTCCCAGGTTTTTCTCAAAGACTGTATTTATTTCCTTCAAATAACTATCCAACGCTTTTTCTGTATCGTTAGTATCGCCCTTATCATCTTTCGGGGCAGGAACAATCGGTTTAGAATCATCAACATCTTTATCATGACCAGGAACATCGTCAGTTGTCAGTACTTTGAGTTCATCATAAACAGGAAGATCTACTTCTTCCTCCTTTACACTAACCTCAAAATCCTCATCCGTTTCTGACCATTTGTAATAAAACTGTTTGTAAGTGGGTTCATTATTTTCTTTAACCCATTTTTGAATTTCAGAAGTTTCCCATTTCTCAGGATCAAAGTAATAACCAACAGCAACAGGATCAACATCTGAATCAAATAAAAGAGCATGTACACTCTGCACACCCTCAACATCAGCGATTTCCTTAACTTTAGGAGTATGATATTCGGCCAATTGCTGACGTACCGGATAAAACAAACCACCATCAGTTTTGGCAAAGTATGGCACATAACCCAATTGCATAAGGTTTCTATCAGCATCATTAACACCATTCACGCTGACAGTAGCATTGGGATTAGCAGGAATTGTTACTCCAGAAATCTCAAGCAGTTCTTGCTCAAGAAATTCAACTCCTCCCCACCATAAATCCTCCTCATCACGATATTCATATTTGAGTCCTCTGAAACCAACAGAGAAAGATTTCAAAAAACCATTTTTGTATTTGTTGAAGATCTTTATGCTATCATCATCATCAACATCAAACTGAGGTTTGAACATAAGTTTTTTAGACTCTTTATCAACCCACGTTTTCAAAGACTTGCCAATTGGAATTCCCCAATAGTTATGACTCCAGGGAATCATCGGATTCTTTTTGAAATTTTTCAAATCCCATCCATCCTGACGGATAATGTCTTTGTCTCTGTCCTCATCCTCAGTAGAGGCCACAGCAACAAAAGTTTTAAGAGAATCATCCAATTGTTCAAGTTTCTCTATCGTGTAATCCATTGCCTTTACTGGATCACCATCTTTTTTAATCGGGCGACCATCTTTTGCTAAAATATCATAAGACATAATTTTACTCCTTATCCAATAATTTATTTTCAGTTAATGTACAATCACATGAGAAATTTAAAACCTCATTAGGAAAATGAAGCTTCATATTTCCAATCTGAAACTGATCCTTAGAAATATTATCTTTCAATTTACCTCTATGTCCACATTCATTACTATTTACAATCCATGACATTTCAGAATTGTGATTTCTAAGAATCAACCATTTAGCGTAATTAATACACGCTCTGGACAAGGAATTTGTTATTTTAGATAATCTTGGATTAGAATCCAGTTGATCATTGAAATAAACATTCCAATCTTCATCATTCCATTTGGGATTTTTAGTTAGAGTGTTCTTATACTCAACTACCACCTTATCCGAAATTGGAGCCATCCAATCTACCAAATCAACACCTTTATAGATTGCTTTTTCTCCAAAGTAGTCAAGCATATGATCCACCATGCCTGTGATTATATCAGCAAATATATATTTGAGACTATTCTCAAGAGATTTTTCATCATCATAACTTAAATGTGGTTTCTTCTCAGAAACTAATCTGCTTCTAATAAAATCATTTATTGTTTCTCTAACAGCATCACAGATAATTTTAAAATGACCATTCCCTAATAAATCAATAGATCTATCATCAGTGGGATTATCATCCCTATCATCTGAACCATCAGGGTTAACATGAGAATCAGGTTCATCATCCCTATCATCATCCTCATCATCTGTTGCTGTCTGAGCTAAAAGTTGTGCATCGATCACTTCATCTATCCTATCTAAAGGAACCATATCTTTTGAAATAAAGATACGATCACCACCGGCAACAGCTTCAAGCTGATGTGTTTTTTCTCTAAATTCATTTAATGTTACTGTCGGTAAACCAACATGAATTCTTCCCTCTTGTACTTCAATTAAACGATCTCTTGGAATAGGATTTTGATGTTTAAATTCAATATTTTCATTAAATGAAGACATTACCTCTTTGGTAATCTCCTCATCCCAAAGAGATAAGCGTGGTTGTACTGATTCCCTATTAAAAGAAATATCACTTTGTACATCACCTGACCTACCGTTATCTCCAAACCCTAACTTTGACTTAGGAACTCTATAAGCAGCAAAAACCTTTTCCATCGTCCATTTGGCAAGATTTAAAAATTCAAAATCACGGTTTGCATATGACACAGGTACTGGCTTTAAACCCGAATCTAAAACAGCTACATCGTGGTATGATCCCTGATATTTTTCTCTCCAACGTTCTTTTAATTCATCAGCTTTTATTTGATCTATCTTTTCATCAGTAGTCAAAGCAAAATCAATTCGGGCTGAATTCTTAAAAAAGTCCCTTTCATAAATTTCTATGTAAGAATCAATATCCTGAGCATAGGCTTGTGATTGAATTGGTGATGCCCCTATATAGGGATTAAGAGGATGAACATAAGTCAAACATACTAATTCACTTATATCAAAATCAATAAATCCAGTAATACCACTTTTAAAATGATATTTAACTGTGGGATTAACTAAATCATCAGAAACATCACACTTAATAAAATCATTCATATTCAGGGGCCAAAGCTCCCATACCTGCCCTAATTTATTTCTTGCTATATAAACAAAAGCCATTCCACACATATCTAATTGAATCTGGCAAAAGGCTTTAATAAACCGAAAACTCATTATATCATTAGGATTACGGAAAGGCTTTGTATAAATCTGATACCCTTTATTCTTAGTAGTTAATTCTTCTCCCGTATTTTTATTATAAAAAGAATAAGGTAAAGTAGAAATACGATCTGAAATTAGACTCACACAAGAAGAAGCCCATGATTTGTATTCAGACAATTGGGTTCTTGGTTGTGTTTTTAAATTAGTAACACTGCCCTCTTTTTCCCTCCGCATCATTGTAACTAAATCACTATATGATTTTTTTCGCAAAGTAATTTCTACGGGGCCAAATTTCATATTCCTTCTCCTGATGCTGTGTTTTTTACCGTATTACGGAATAACACATCAATAAATAGATGGGCCAAGACTACCACGAAATAGTTCTTTTGCTCCCTCTCTTGCAAACCAAGAAGCCATTACTATATCGGAAGTCTCAAAAAATGGGTGATGTTTATATTCTTGATAGGCCACATGCCAAGGATCACGTTCATCAATATTTCCAACTTCAGGTTTATCTTTAAAACACCACATCCATTCTTGATTTTCAAATTCTTTATCAATGGATGGCAAACCCGTAATTGGATCAGCTTTATTGCGTCCGGTTAAAAATGGTTCTACTCTGATTCCATAACGTCTAAATTTTTCATCTCCTAAAGATGAAATGAGCATATCAATGATTGCTTCTTGCACACCATTGTTTTCAGCTTTATAAAGTTCACAACCATATTTCCTAAAGTATTTTATCATAAGAGGAATCAAATCACCTGTACCTCTTAATCTATCAATCTCTAAAGGAATTTTCATACCCGTTTTTTTATGAACCGCAAGAACCACTAATACCGTTCCAGGTCTACGTAATCCAGCAAAGTCGATACCACCAATAAAAAACCAATTGGTAGGATCTTCAATAATTGAGGTGGGCTTTACTCCGTAGTGACAACATTTGAGGAAATTTGAAAAGGTTTTATCTGAATCGGTGTAAGGTATTAAACGATAACCACGATCAAAATCTCTTGTACCTAATTCTTGATGCTTCATTAAAAGATCTTTTTCATTA